ACTGGCTTCCTGATATAAATAATAAATCTAATAAGATTTATGTACTGGATTATGATCAGCATATCTTATATGATGGTAAGAAACGTGCAGTATATTATTTATATAATAGATCTGTGAATGGATATGATAAATCATCTACAGTTCCATATTATTATGATAGAATTAATAATAAGATGGAATCAGTATTTGATGGTGAAGAATATATTATTAGAGATAGCAATCTTAAATGTGTATTAGCATCAACAATGTTCTATCGTAAACGCAATGGTGCATATGAACCTATCAAAGATGCTAAGTATTTTACTTTAGATAAATATAATTGTAAAGTATTAAACTTCTTAGAGTATTATGAACAGAAACCTGATGGTACATGGAAACTTAGAGAAGATAACTGCTGGGTTAGAATGACTAAGGGTGGAGTTAAAAGATGGGTATTAAAGAAAGACTCTGGTAATAAGCTTATAATACCAGAGACAGAGATGTTTGTTAAACGTAAGAATGGCAAGTTTGTTAGATTATCAGAAACAGATCATTATTCACCTGGTAATTGGGGTCAGTATGAATTCAAAGAAGAAGATTGTTTTATTATATCTGATATACCTACAGAGTATTTTGATCCTGATGCTACTCCTAGAGTGTATTATCAATCTCTTAAAGAGTTCTATACTACTAATGAAGTATTTGTATCTTCAGAGAGTTATGTAAGAGACCCTGCTGGTAATTATATTCCTGAGAGTGAATTGGTACATCCATCAAACTGCTATTATTTCTTTAATAAAACTTATATATTGGTTACTGCAAAATTAGCTACGTATTTAAATAATGCTAGCTATAATTGTAGAGGTATTGCTGTATTGCAATCTAATAATGAATATTCAATATTGCTCTCTAGCAACGATAATTACATACCATCAGTACAACCCCAGACGAGGTATGTATATAATAGCGATTTGAGATTTATCACTAGATTTAACCTACGTGATACGTACGCTGAGACTAGGGAATTAATTGTAATGCTTAATCGTAAGCCTGATGGAACGTCTATAGATACATCTAATAACAATGCTACATGGGATGAGAATGATTGGTTCTATAGAGATAATACTTACACCGCAGAAGTTGTAGGTATGATGGGTGAACATAAATGGACTTACAAGAAACCATCTAGCAAGACTGGTACTAATAATACTGGAAATATTATATCTAAATCTGAAGATTCTATAGGATGTGGATTTTATATAGATGCAGATTCATATCTTGGTTCTTCTGAATTAGAATCTGGTAGTAAGTATTTTATGTCATTTGATGTTGAAGTAAACTTCAATGGTAATATTCAGATATATAATGAAGCAGATGGATCTGTAAAGACTAGATTAGATAAGAGTTATAGAACTCTTCCAGGGGTTAAATTTCATGTGAATCATATCTTTACAGCAAATGATATTAAGCATCCATCTATTAGGTTTGTATTATATAACTCAGAAGAGAATCCTGTAGAGCCAGGTATGATGATAAGTATTAGTAATCTTAAATTTACTAAGTCTCATTCAGATAATTTCATTTCTCAAGATATACCATCATTCCAGAAGTTACAAGATTTATATAGAACCAATACGGCTATATATAAATATCTAACGACTAAGATGATAGAGGAATCTAATTACGATAAACATCAGTTATATAAAGTATTATATGAATCTCTTATGACTGCAAAGTATAATAAAGAGATATTTAAAAATAAAGATGGTACATACGCTAAGACATATACAGACTTCTTAGCTACAAGAGATAGTATTCTCCATGAGAAGTTAACAGGTCTTATGGGTATGGATAAAGAGATAATGATGAAAGAGATTGCTGATGCTATAATTGAAGCTACATACTCTATAGATGCTAGCATGGATAGTGTTGAGTTTAAACATTTATACTCTTATCTTCCAGCGGTATCATCTAAGTTTGTTCAGCAATACTTAATGAAAGTAATAAACTTCTTTAAATCTTGGAAAGTACATCTTCTTGGTATTAATACCATATATAAAATGGATGATCCATTTGAGAATACTGTACAGATCTTAGATGATCAAGATATGCATATAAGAACATCGATAGCTTCAAATGTTCATGTAGCAGATGTGATTAAGATCAATCCAGAGTATAGAGAAGATGGAGAACGATATGATACTCTCTTCCCAGATTGGGAATTATTCAATCTTAGATTATCAGATAATTGCCGTCCAGTAGATAGAGTAAGAGTTATGAGTATATCTCAGAATAAGATTACTTATACTGATAATTATGAAGAGATGCATATTAGTTTTGATGATGATAGTATTAAAGCTCTTGAGTCTCCATCTGGAGATTTTATTATAAGAAGTGGTACTGATGGATTTAGAGCTGCGGATAACTTCTTATTCATAGATGATAAAGATTCTAATGCAATATATCCAGCACAGTCTATTAGTGGAGTTAATATAAACTCTACAGATATTTTAGAGGAGGAATATAGAAATGAATAAATTACTTTACGTTAGTGATAATTCTAAAATAAAAGAAGAATTAGATTTAGCATATGGTGGAGAATCAAGAATCAATACAAAGATAGAATTCTTTGATGATGATACTGGAGAAGAGATATGGGAGCCATTACATAATAAAACTGTAATTGCTGGATCTGCATTATTAGCAATGAAGATGTTTGATCTTGATAGAAGCTTTCTAAATAATACTCCTACATATGATAGCGTATTAAGATTAGATGATGCTGCTAATCCAGCATTATATCCAACTAAAGCATTATTAGATGCTGGTGGTCAGGTTATTGGTTCTCTCCCAGATGAATCTCAGAGAAAGATTATAGGATTCTGTCTAGGTCAGGGTGGAGCAGGATTAGAAACATCTGATGTATTTAAGGTTAAATATGCTAGTTGGATTAAACCTGATGATATGGTTCCATTTATGTATCCTATAAGCACTATGGATAAAGTAAATGAGAAGATCTATAAAGGACGTAAAGCTATAACTCTGAGTAATGGTCAGATAAGAAATGCTTACTACTTTAAAGAGTTAGCTAATAATCCTATAGGTGAACAGATATATACATCAGCAAATGGAAAGTTCTCTGATAGAGTTACAGCAGATCTTGTATATGAGAATGCAGCATCTGCAGATAGAGCTCAGACTATAGTTGAAGTTCATCTTAAAGTGACTAGAGAAGATTGTAGAGATTTCTTTATAGCTCATAAAGGATTAGAGAATGCTAAGATTAATCAGTTATCTCTTGTTAGTGGTTGGAAGAGACCAATAGAGAGAGTAAGACTTGATGATAATGGTAATAATATTACTACAAATATTGATGTATATTCTCAGATTAGACCATTCTCTGTAGTTAATATCCCTACAGAGATATTAAGTGATCCAGAGAAGTCTATCAATATCGTTTATACATTATACTTCTAAGACAAACAATATCCCTCTACGGTATTACCGTAGAGGGTATTTATTTTGTTTATAAATATAGAACTTCTATTACTACTACTTCATTCTCTTCAGTAGCATTAAATAAGTTTATTTTTTGTGTAGCATAATCTATTGAATAATCTACATCTTCAAATAATCTTAATCCATTTCTATATATTGAGAAGCTAGCACCTACAGGGTAAGCTAATGTATCGAATGAAATCTCTGTTTCTGATTCTAAACACTTTCTTACTAACCTATTACTTCTAAGCTGAGATAAATCTGTAGATACTAATTTGAAGTTATTATCTTCTTTAACCCATAAGAGTTGTATTATCTTCCCTCTAGGAAGTCCTCTAGTTATATCTTTACCAGAAGCATCTACTATAGGTATTCCAGTAACCATATCTTTATAACCATTTCTTACAGTTACAGTAGTATCAAATGTTTTATTAGATGCTAATAATACATTACACAAGAATACTGGCTTCTCTAATGGGAATATGAGATTAGATCTAAACTCTATTACATTCTCTTCTCCAAAGTCATAGAAGTATGCAGTATTATCAGCATTAGATGCTATGGTATCATTAAGATTTCTACCCATATCATATAATGCTTTAGATGATGCTATAGAAGATGGGTCATTTAATGTATAAGAATCTGATATCTTCTCTAATCTACTTGTAGGGATAGAGTTTACAGATATTATCTTACCATCCATATATTTTCTTGTAGTATCTTTATATGCTAATCCATTATACATGAATAATACTGTAATAACAGAATTACGTTCTGTACTAAAGCCAGGGTTATTTATAAATGTAACAGCTCCAGCAGAGAAGTGAGTTCCATTCATAAGATTTTTAATAGAATACTTAGTCTTATCTATAGTTCTACCATCTACTCTAACCTCAAAATAATCATTATAATCCTCATGAGGATAATTAAACTGATACGTTAGAGTATTATTAGATAATACTGTAATATCCTGAGAAGATACTGTAAATCTGGTAAGATTGCTATGATGCTCTTGCATTGTAGAACCATCTTTAAAGAATACATTATCTGCTAAAGTGATTGGTAATATAGCTCTCTGTCCACCATCTGATATAATACTGCTTATAGTAGATGGAGCTACCACTTTAGAAAAGTCTCTAGAATAATCAAATCCAGTATTCTCATCTGCTTTAAGAATATAATGTAATATCTCAGCAAGAATCTCTTTAAGAGGTTTACTCTCACCTGCTTCTATTTCTACTTCAGCATCTGCTACTTTAATACCTCTCTCTGATACTATATTAGCAATCTTCTCTGTAAGATCTATTAATACTTCTGGATCGTTAGAGTCTGTCATATACATACGATAATTACCATCAGCACCATAGTCTATGATTAATTCATTTGTATATGCTACACTCTTATTCTTAAATGCTAATGGTCTTATTGGTATTCTACCATGCCAGAATTGATCTTGTACATTAGCCATTATTATACACCTCCATTTAACGTTTTATATGATTGTCCTAGAGGGGGTATCTTAAACATATATGTAAAATTTTTGAAGAAGGGAGGTAAAGAAAGTGCCAAATAAAAAAGAACTAACAGAGGCAGAGAAGGAAGCTCTCGCTCTTAGTAAGAAGCAGGAAGAATATGACAGAAAGGCTAGAAGAGTTGCTCAGAAACAGTCTTTTAAAGATAGGCTTCATAGAATCAAGTTCCCTACATATACAAAGAACTTGGTATTCTTCATAATCTTAGTATGTCTTATAGACTTACAGCTTACTTATTTATTAGCATTCTTAGATCATCCAGCAACAGCAGAAGAGTTATCTAAGCATTTATGTACTACCATTCTTGGTGTGGCATTCACATATATGGTTAGAGCATACTTTGATTCTAGAGCTGAGCATAATAATGCTGATGCTAAGTTTGCTAAAGAGTTAGCTAAGATGGCTAAGGGTAAATCTGCAGCAATTATAAGTGAGATATCTTCTAATATTGGTATTGATATACCAATGCCTTTCGATAATAATGACGATGAAGAAGATCAACCACCAGTAGAAGAGGCTCCACCAGAAGAAGAGCCACCAAAGAAAAGAAAGAAATCTAAGGAGGATTAAATTATGCCAGATAAGATTACAATCATTACAGATGTAATTATAATAGTAATTATGGTGCTATCATATATCTATGGTAGATATATATCACCAAGACTTCATCCAGGTGCTGTAGACCAGACTAAGAAAGCTCTTGATGAGCTTACTCTTGTAGCTAATTATGCAGATAAGTTTGTTATATGGGCTAGAGAGTTTCTTAAGAATAAGCCAGGAACAGAGAAGATGGATGAAGTTCTCTCTAAGCTTGAAGAAGTTACAAGAAAGTATAAACTTGTAATGACAAGTGAACAGCTTAAGGCTATAGCTCAGGCTGCTTATGAGAATATGAAGACAGAAGATAAAGATACCAGTGCTGCTGCTATAGCAGAGAAAGCTATAGATGCTATTAAAGAAACAGCTGTAGCTAATGCTGCTAATAATACTGCTGTAGATAAGGTAGCTATGCTTGCTAATGATATCAAAGTCATAAAGGAAGAAAAATAACCAACATAGAAGTATCTGGTTGGTAGTACTCTTTCTCTTGAAAAGAGTTTATATACATTTTTTCCTTTCTGTTGAGGGGATGGGGAAACCCATCCCTAGTTTTTATTTGTAAATTGGATATGGCTGACATTTTAAGTAATAACGCTAAGGAGGTGTATTGATATGGCTGAGTATAATATGGGTCCATTTAAACCTAACCCTAAAGGATTATTTAAGCCTAATACAAAGTATAAGTACTTTGATATGGTAGAGTATGAAGGTGGTAGTTATTTGAATATAAATAATGATACCGTAGATGGTACATCAAGTATTGGAGTTCCTCCAACTGGTGAACCTCAATCTGAATTATATTGGATGTGTTTATGTAAACCTGGAAGGGATGGAGTTGCTGCAAAAGAGTATACTGATTTTGCTACGATTGAAGATGATGGTATATGGGATTATAATATAACAGATAAGGTTATAATTCCTAAGAAGATTGGAGAATTAAAGATTAAGGGTTCTTATTCTGGTTGTATGGGAATGGTATTATCTAAAAATGCTAATGATTTTAAATTACCACCAAATAGTATGACAGATATAAGCTTCAATTATATTAAGAAGTCTACCGATAGCCAGATGTTTGTGAGTACTTTCACATGCTTAAGAACTGAAGGTGAATTAATATATATTTGGAATAGATCTTTAATTGAAATACATGAGATATCTACTCCAGAGAATATAATTCCTGATACGCCAGAAGAGAATAACCCACCAAGAGATGATAACACTAATAGAGGTGAGCTACAATAAGAGAGAGGAGATATTATGAATGATAAAAAATCAATAATGAGTTTAATTCATAATATGAATACCATCAAGACTGAGAATTTGTGTGTATTAAATGAATCACAAGCATATGACTTTGCAGTACATTATGGAGGTATACGTAAAAGACCTAGACCATTTAGCGGTCTAACTAGAGGTCTTCATATAGTAAACTTTACAGAAGAGAAGCAAGTTACTCGTAAGACTAGAGTATATGCTTTCAATATACCATATGATATGGCTCCAGGAGATTCATTTATTATTAACGATAAGAATTTTGGTACATATTATGATTATGCAGAAAAGACTAACTTCCCAATACCAATCTATAGATGTATAGATATAGTAATAGATCCAGCTAAAGGCGGTATTAGTGGTGGAGTTACAATACCTACAATAGATAGCTACTTAGATATGGCATTATTATCTGCAGATAAGTCTGTATCGTTAGTATATCCAGAATTAGATGATCCTATAGATGTGAGTGGTATGTTTACTCACAATAAGATTCAGTTATTTAGTAATGGTTCTAATACTAACGTATTAGATGATAAGAGTATTAAATCTATTGGAGCTTTTGGTGATTCTTATTTATTGGATAATATAACTAATAGATCGTTTATTAGATATAGAACTAATCTAGAAATTATTAGTGGAATGGAACAGATGTCTAGAATAGAGTCTTTCTCTACTAAACACTTCTCTACGTATTTTATTAAGAATGATTTAGCATTAAATCCATTATACATAACTAAGCCTGGGTTCTTAGAGTTATTTGATGATAATTGGAGAATGGAGAAGCTTAATAGTATTCAGGTTGTATCTTCTCATTTTCGTACGGTTAGTTATGAGACTCTAAGAAGACCAGAGTTTGAAGATAATGCTATTTGTTTATCTGAAGATAAATGGAGAGGTAATGGTTTCTATATTAAGATTGCTAACAGCATTTGTCCAGATGTATCATCATTTCTTAAGATGCTTAATAGTGGTATGTATAAATCTAACCCACTTAAAGTATTATATCCGTTAGCAGAAGATTACATACAAGATACTAGACCTATGAATGCTAAGATTAGCACTATATATCCATTTACAAAAATATATACAGAGACTGGAGTACATATGAATTGCTCTTTATTCTTTAGAGCTCCGTTAGGTACTATAGATAGGTTAATGAATTATAACCATAATGAAGGAGGAATGATCTAATGAAAAATCAAGTTCCAATTATGATAGATATTACAGTACTCTTATTTGCGGTAGCAATAATAATAGTACTAATCACAGGGATATTTGTTTATGTGGTAAGTCTTAGAACTAGACACCATATGAATATTGTTCTTAAAGCACAGAAGGAAGAGTTAACAGAATATATTACTAAGTATAATGCTGAGGTGGTAAATTCTATTAAAGAAATATTAAAAAACAATATGGCTAATGCAGTAAGTACTGCAATAAATAAACCAGAACCAGATCTATATAATATCTTTGAGAAGATTAGAACGTCTATTAAAGATAATGCTGTTAAGTATATGGATAAGCTTAAAGCTAATAGATTAGCAATATACTTATTCCATAATGGTACTAAGTCTACTCATGGTGTTAAATTCTTTAAGATGTCTTGTGTTGGAGAATGTATAGCTAGAGGTTCTGGTATTAGAGATAAGATGATAGAGCACTCTGCTATAAATCTAAATCTATTAGATGATACCGTATCTGAGATTATAGATGTAGGCACGTACATAGTTATCTCAGATGATGATGTAGAAGATATGAGACAGAGATTATTTGTTTCTAGTCATAGTATTAAGTATTCTATCATTGCATCTATATATGATGATAAGAACAATGTCTTAGGATTGGTATGTGCAGAAATAGCTAGAGAATACATCAGAGATGTTGCAAATCAAGAGAAAGCATTATTAAAAGAATTCTCAGAGCAAGTAGCACCAGTTCTTATGTATTGTGATTATAGAGATGCAGCAGCAGATCATGTTACTGGAGCTATTAAAGAATAATTGAATAATACTATTGCGGTATGGAGAAATCCATACCGCTATATTTTTGTCATTCTGACACATTAGATTAAAATATATATATAGGAGGTTATATAGAAATGGGTAAGGTATATAATATCGGAGAAGATAGAAATGATCCTAAGAATCTTATTGCTACAAAGGATTATGTAGATGGAGTAGCTAAACAGATTTCTGGTATAATAGTAAATCATGTTAATAATCCTAAAGCACATGATGTATTAGAAAGATCTCCAGAGATAGTTATAGATGGTTCTTATTCTATAGATGGATTTCCATATCCAGAAATGGAAATTAGCAATTACAGCGAAAATAACGATACCATCAGTACAGATACACTGGCAGAGCTCAAAAATCGTCCTACGAGTATTGAGGTTTCCCAGTTGATCGCTAACGCTACAGATAGAGTCAAGAAAGATTTTGATGATACCATAAATAAAATAATTAATGACTCTGGTGGTATTAGAAAACTTAAAGATCTTGTAGAAATATTATCTAATACTGAAAGTACTAAATTATTAGATGATATTCTTAAAGATAAAATTAGTAGAGATGATCTTGAAGCTCATAGTAATAATGGTACTCATATTACTAATAGAGATAGAGATGCTCTTAATATATTAAGATCTCTTGCTGAAGTAGGATTCATGGATTGGGATGCTAAAGAGGGTGAGGTTAATTTCATTATGAATAAGCCTACATCTATGCCAGCAAATGGAGGTAATGCAGATACCGTAGGAGGGTACTCTCCAGAGGATATGGTTAATAAGAATACTCATGATCTTATAATTGGTGCTGAAGATAATAATTATCCATTAACCAGTGTAGATCTCTATGTAGAGAAATCTAATGAGAATTGTGGGTATATTAAATTAAAGATAGAGGACTTCCATGGTGGTAATATCTTCTTTAGAAATGGCTTCATATGAGGATTATAAAAGCATTATCTGCTCACTGGCGTTTATAGCGATATGAAAATTTTATATGAGCAGCATGATACTTACCTTTAGATTCGGCATTCAATAGATTATCAAATTCATATTGTGGAACATCAAAGTAATCGTAGACACTTTCTTTGAACATTACTCGCAGTATTTGAGTTTCAGAGTCATAGTCGATAGCCTCAAGATTGCTAGATACTACAGGAATCATTTGCATACATAACACCCCCCTCTATTAGTGTGAGTATATCATAAGAAATTACCTCTCAAGAGTATAAACTGTAACGAAATATAGGAAATATATTAAATTGTATTTGCCACACAAATATTTCTGTAGCGCACATATTTACTGGTATTCTTTTTACACCCTTACACATCCAACCCACATGTTGTATCATTAAGTTATTCTATAAGAGTTACATAAAAGAGGAGATAATGATAATGGAACTAAAGGAGATGCGTAAGCTCCTCGGCTTATCACAAGCGGCATTTGGAGAGAAATATAACATCCCAGTAAGAACAATTCAAGATTGGGAGA